GGCAGATGGCTTGCCCGATTGCTACCGCATTCGACGTTCACGACCTCAGCAGAGTCCCGATCCTGTACCGCGAACAGGCCAGCTTCTTCATTCACCTGTTCGACAGCAGAATGATCCCGCTCGAACGAGTGCTGAAAAACAGCCGTGGGTAAGATGCAACGCACGAAGGGCGCGGTGTACGAGCGAGAAATCTGCACCCGCCTCAGCGCGGCCACTGGCCGGAAGATCCAACGTAATATCGGCCAGGCCCGCGACGGCGGCACCGACATCCCTTTCGGGAACTTTCTGATCGAGTGCAAGCGCCGGAAGACGCTCGGCACGATTGAGAAGTGGCTAAAACAAGCGACCGACGCAGTCAAGAAAAAGTGCGGCTGCGGAAAGTACGAACAGCAGGTCTGCGACATCTGCCAAGGGGTCGACTCCACAATCCCGGTTGTCGTGGCGCGTAGTGACGCGGGTGAGTCAATGGCGTTTCTCTCACTCGAGAACTTTCTGACGCTCGTCAGTCTCGCCAATGTCTAAGATCACATGGCTGACACCCTACTTCGACGCATGGAAGAAGGAGTACGGCGGCGAGATGTCAGGCGGCCAGGCCGCACGCGCGCTTGCACCCGTCCGTAAGGAGATCGGCGACACCGAAACTCTGGTCAGGTGGGAATGGTACCTGCGCTCGACGCCTGCGCAGTACGCGTCTCCGACAAAGTTCGCCCAGATCCACGGACAGTACGCGCCAGAGTTCAAACCGACCGTCACCGAGAACTTGGGCCGTCGACCGTTGACGATGGGGCGGGTGGTTTGAACCCGAACGAACTGATTGTCGATTCCTTCGCTGGTGGAGGCGGGGCGTCCCTCGGGATCAGTTGGGCGCTCGGACGCAGCCCCGACATCGCCATCAACCACGACAAGGAAGCGATTGCGCTTCACCGCGCCAATCACGCCGACTCGCTGCACCTCAGCGAGGACGTGTGGCAGGTCGATCCAGTCCAGGTGTGCGCCGGCCGACCTGTCGGACTCATGTGGCTCTCACCCGACTGCAAACACTTCTCGAAAGCGAAGGGCGGAAAACCTGTAAGCAAGAAGGTGCGCGGCTTGGCATGGGTAGCTGTTCGATGGGCGAAGGCCGTGCGTCCTCGCGTGATCGTGCTCGAGAACGTCGAAGAGTTTCAGACGTGGGGGCCTGTCCTCCGCGATACGCAGCGCCCCTGCCCCGAGCGTAAGGGCGACACGTTCCGCAGTTTCATCCGACGCCTCACCCGGCTTGGCTATGTCGTCGAATGGCGCGAGCTGCGCGCGTGCGACTACGGCGCTCCGACGATACGGAAGCGCCTGTTCCTGATCGCTCGCTGTGACGGCCAGCCGATAGCATGGCCGCAGGCGACATACGGCAAAGGCCGCGCGCAGCCGTGGCACACAGCAGCGGAGTGCATCGACTGGACAATCAAGGTGCATTCAATCTTCCTGACAAAGGAAGAGGGCAAGCTGGTCGGCGTGAAGCGACCGCTTGCCCCCGCGACGCTCCGTCGAATCGCTCGCGGGATCCAGAAGTTCGTCATTGATGCGCCAATCCCGTTCATTGTCGGCGTCGGCGGCCGCCAGGGCCAGTCGCCGGAACGACCACTCAACAAGCCATATCAGACGATTACGTCGAAGGCCGACTCCGCGATCATTGTTCCCAGTCTGATTTCGCTGACGCACCAGGGCGACGACTCCCGCCGAGTGCTACCGCTCACAGAGCCATTCCCGACCATTACAGCAGCGCACCGCGGCGAGGTCGGCCTTATCGCTCCAACGCTCATCCAGACGGGCTACGGTGAGCGCGAAGGGCAGGCGCCGCGAGTCCCCGGTCTCGACAAACCCCTCGGGACGCTGGTTGCGGGCGGCGGCAAACACGCGCTAGTCGCGGCATTCCTCGCCAAGCACTACACGGGCGTCGACGGCGTTCAACTCTCAGTTCCCATGCCGACGGTCACGAGCATCGACCACAACGCTCTCGTCACCGCGCACATCAAACGCGACTTCGGAACGAGCACGGGCGCTGCGGTTGACACCCCGATGCCCACGATCACTAGTGATGGCGGTGGGCATGCGTCGCTTGTTCAGTCGTTCCTCGTCGCCTACTACGGAAACGAGAAAGACGGCGGCAGCCTGTTCGACCCCATGCGCACGGTCACATCGAAAGATCGGTACGGACTCGTCACGATCCACGGTATGGAGTACATCATCGCCGACATCGCGATGCGGATGTTGGCACCGCGGGAACTGTACCGCGCCCAGGGGTTTCCCGACTCGTACAAAATCGACATTGAGTACAACGGCAAGCCTCTAACAAAGACGGCACAAGTCAGGATGGTGGGAAACTCGGTCTGCCCGCAGGTGGCCGCTGCCATCATCACAGCAAACATTGGTGCGCTGCCCGTCGTGCCCGAGATCGCCGCCTGACCACCGACCTTACGGTCGCGGTGCTCGGTCGAATCCTCTGGGATGCCGACGCCGCCACAGTTCTAGCCGACAAACTGATACCAAGCGACTTCGTTACAGCGCCCTCACGGGCGCTCTTTAGTCTCTTGGCGGGCCTAGCCGCGGCAGGTCAGTCGGTCGACCCAGTGTCGATCGGCGTAAGACTCAGGAACGAGTCGTCCGAGCTCGTGCCCCTGTACGACCAGGTCTGTGCCAGCAGCATCACGTCGGTCGAGCACGAGATCGGGGCCGAAGAACTGGCCGAGGCGTTCAAGGCGTACAGCTACGCCGAGCGGTTCAAACAGATCATCATTGGCGCGCAGCTCGCGCTCGACCAGGGCAAGCCGGTCGCAAAGATCGAGAAGCGTGTCGAAGAACGGATGGTTGCGCTGCAGGCCGAAGTCAGCAACGACCGCGTCTTCGATGACCGGAAGAAACAACTGATCGAGGTCGTCGACTACTACGCCGATTCGGCCGCGCACAAGGCAGGGCTCGGATTTGGAATCGACAAGATCGACCGCGAGGTGCTGCCGAACCGACCGGGCAATCTGTTCCTTATCGGCGGCCGGCAGAAGGCAGGGAAGTCGACAGTCGCGCGCAACTTCTACAACTATTGGGCGACATTGCAGCCCGGCGTCGTCTTCTCGCTCGAGATGTCGGCGCTCGAACAGTGGGTGAACTTGGCGTCGATGCACACCGGGATCCCCGTGACGACGTACTACCGTCGCACGATGACCACCGAGCAGGAACGGGAATGGGGCGCGGCGCTCGGCCGACTGCAGAACGGCAACCTGACGATCAACGACCGATCGGGATTAACCCCCGAGGCGTGTCTGCGTCAACTCGCGCGCTACGTCGCGGACGGTTGTCGATGGGCTGTGCTCGACCACCTCCACCGGTTCGACTACGGCGAGATACGCCCCGACGAGCTGCGCGTGCCGATGGGCAACTTCGCTCGGAACCTCAAGACGTTCGCGATGACGCACAAGATAGTGATTTGTGCCCTGTCGCAACTGACAAAGGGTTCGCCGCACGACGAGCCCGACGACTCGAGCTTCCGCGAGACGTCGAAGATTGGCGAGGAATGCGACGGCAGCTTCTTCGTCTACAAGCCGCTTGTGGCGTGCGACCCGCAGGCCGACGGAACCCTGCGTCCAATCGTGACATCGCAGGGCGCGACGCTGTTCGCCCACGAGAAACCGAAGTCGGCGGTATTGGGCGTCGACGAAGCCAACGTCTACCTCAAGCCAGCGAATTTCCGCATCGCCCCTTCGACCGCGCTCTTTCGCGTCCCGTTCAACAAAGACACCGGACGTCTCTATAACGAGCAGCGCTATCCGATCGTGTGACCTTTCTGCACACGATTCGTCTTATACACGAGGCTTCACGGGTACTGGACACGCCCGAGTGTAAGCGACCGTCCCCAGCACCGGACCTTTAATCCGCAACGCCAAAGTGAACAAAAGTCATCCTCTCCCACCACTCCCATCGAGGGTTACATGAACATCGTTGCAGCTATCCGCCGATTCTTCGGCTTTCACGGTGAAGGACTGTTGGCTGCAGCGACAGCCGATCTCGACAAGGTTGCAACCAAGCTCGACGCAGCAGCCGCACAGATCGACGTTGAGTTCGAGTCCGAAGTGCAGTCGATCATGGTTGCTCGACAGAAGCACTCGGCGCGCGAGTTCCAGTCCCGGCAGACGATCGATGCGCTGACCGAAAGCCGTGACCGCACGAAGCGTGTCGCGGGCCGAATCAAAGGCTTGGTCGCGTGATCGAGCAGTACTTCGCGCTCGGCGACGGGCTGTCGATGGACCCGCTCCTCGCCGAGACACCAACCACGCCCGGCCCGGCTTCGATGCTCGCGTCGAACCTTGCCCGCAACCACCAGTGCGGCAAGTACAAGAACCTGTGCCGCGAGCGAAGCCGAATGTCGAACATCTGGCTCTACTCACTCCCGTCGATCCTTCCGTCCCGCGGCGAGGTCGTGGTCACGATCTCGACCGGGCTCGAAGACCTGATCGATATGGGGCTCGAGCTGCCCGAGAAGGGGATGATCCACTCGGCCGTCCACGAGACGATCGGCGGATACCGGAGGCTTGTGCGCACGCTGCGCCGACTGCTTCCAAACGCGCTCATCATCGGCACGACCGTCCCCGATCCGACCACGGGCACGGGCTACTTCCCCGTCCACCGCACGCCGTTCCCGACAACGGCCGTGTACCTGTTCAACGACCTGCTGAAAGCGTACGCCGATAAGGACGACCGATTCGTCGTGGCCGACGTGTTCGACGCGCTGTCACAGCCGCCGGCATGGTCGAGCCCGCAGAACATCCAGCTCTCGTCTTACGGGTGCAATCGGGTTTCGTACGCGTGGTTTCAGGAGATTCAGAAAGCAGGACTGGTCCCAACCACGGCGGCAGCATGAACATCAGACAACGCACGACACCGCCACGACCCGATCGCAGGTGGGGCGTGATGAGGGTGTGGAACGGCAAGCCCCTCTCCGTTAACGACGTCGGTCTTCTGCTCCTCTCTGCCGAGGTGATCGGCAAGTGCGGCCTTGTCGCCGAGCTCGTTGTCGACGGTAGCGAGATCGAACTATACGCCGCACGCCGTGTCAAGGAGCCAACATGAAGGTCTATATCGCTGGCCCGATGACCGGGCTACCCGAAGACAACTTCCCCGCCTTCAACGCAGCAGCCGCAGCATGGCGCGCCGCAGATGGCGTGTCCGACGGAGCGGTCGACTGGTGGCTCGACGGCGTGAAGGTCGGCAGCTACACGGGCCGCCGCTTCACCACCGGAAAGACCCTCTGGAACCTGTTCACCCTCCGCTCCGTCTGGGGCGGGCTCGGCGACGAGGTTATCGAAACGATGACGCTCGACGTCGACCACATCAACCTGAGTGGTAAATGAAGAAATTCCCGAAGACCATCACTCGTGAAGAGGCTGGTAGCGAAGACGAGTGGCTGAACACACACGAGGACGTGCCGAACGTGGAGGTCAACACGCCAGTCGGTATCTACCAGCTTGTCGAAGCGGCTGAGATCGTCGTCACCCGCGAAGTGAAGAAGCAGGAGTTGAAGCGATGATGCGGGCAAAGATGCAGGTACAGGTGGTAACAAAGCAGGGAGACTCGGAATCGCTCAACATGACCGCTGTCACGGGCAAGACGCCCTTCGGTGCCCAGGGCGAGAGTGAGGACAACACCTACGCTCGCTACACGCCGAGCGGGATGGTTTCGCTCTCGATCACCAACCCGGCACTCGTGGGGAGGTTCACTGTGGGGCAGAAGTTCTACGTCGACTTCACGGAGGCAACCGAATGAACATCTCCCCGGTCGCAGATGCGACGATTACCGAAGATCCTCCCGCGCCCACGTACGAGGCTCGTCGCGCCATCCGTGTCACCCGCCGACAGGAGAAGGAGGCGAAGCGTCAGTACGAGCATCTGAAAGGCGTGCTCCGTAGTCAGCTCCGGAAGCAGGTCGACCAGATCGCAGGCGAGAACGGCCGCAACCTGATCTTTGCACTTCTCAACGGCGGCAAGCTGCAGGTCGCGGTGTCGATTGAGATGCCGCAAACGGAGCCGGGCGCTGACACGCAGGGCACGGGCACACCCGACATCCCTTCACCGCCAGCTCGGTCACTCATTGAGGTCGTGCGGGCGTGAGTCAATACCGGAAGAAGCCAGTGGTGATCGAGGCAACGCCGTGGTTCAAGAACGGCGACCATCCGCTTGACCATGTTGGCGAAAAGGTTCTCGACGGACTGACCGGCGACGACTACACGCGGCTTGAGGGTGCGGTCGTCCGGTTCTTCCGGCGTCCCGATGTCGCTGGTGGTGAGATACACACCGCCGAAAATGGTTGTGGTTCGACGTGGCACAATCACGGATGGATCGACACGCTCGAGGGCGGGCACGTTGTTTGTCCGGGCGACTACATCATCACTGGCGTCAAGGGCGAACGCTATCCGTGCAAGCCCGATATTTTCGCACTCACCTACGACCCGGCGTGAGTACCATCGAGCAGAAGGAGCGGCGACGCAAGCTCCGTCAGTTCGCGCTCGCCGTTTCTGACCCGACGTCACACACGTTCAACAACAACGTCGACAGTTACATCTTCGCCTTCGAGCTCTCGAAGGAAGCCATCGAGGTCGAGGGACTGACTAAGGTTGTCCGGCGCGCGCACCGCACCAGGTACGCACCGTTCGTCATCAAGGCGATCAAGCAGATTCAGGAGCAGTTGCAGGCAGGGACAGGACTCTCGAAGCTCGAGTACCTGCAACTCCTGTTGAAGCGCGAGGCCGACTACGCGAGGCGCGGGATCCCCGGCGACGCCGCGGCGTCTGCGCGCCTACTGCAGTTCGTCGGCAAGACCCTTGGACACCTGGCTGACGTGCCCGCTGTCGACCCGAACGCGCCCAAGCCAACCCTTCTCTCGGGCGAGGAACTGGCGAACGCCTTCCTCGACGCAGCGCAACGACTACAACGCTTGCGTACCCCAAACCCCATGCCGGCGCTACCCGCTACGGCCACAATCATTGAGGAACCGAAATGACTTTCGATCCGCAGAAGTTCTGCGCCTGGTGGACGGTGGCAGCGGGCGTCATCAACGTCATTCACGCGCTTGTCCGAAAGCCCACGGACGGATGGTCCCTGCTCTACCTTCTCGTTGGAATCGTTGTGTTCGCGATCGGGGTCATCGCCATATGAGTGCCCCCTGTGGATCCGACATCCCGTCCATCCTCGAGCTGCAACTACGGAAGTCAGTCAAGCTTACGGCACGCCCGATCGAAGAACCAGACGAGCGCCAGGAGGACGACGCCCTCGACCGCCTCAAGGCACTTCTGGCCGAGGTGCGAAAGAACGCGGATAGGGCCGAGGCTCTATTGGCGTCGCTGCGCAAGCCGCGCGACTATTACAGTCCGCAGGCCGACGGCGGCTAACGCGAACACGACGAACAGACTCGAGCACACCAGCAGCTCGAGCACGAACCTCACGCGTGGAAGGTGTGCAACCCGCAGACCTCGAATCGGTCTTGCGGGTGATAGTCTTCGCCTTCGTCTTCACCGTGCCAGTAGTCGAGCATATGCACCATCTCGTGCTTGACGACCTCCTCTTCGAGAACCGAGGGTAGGGCTAGGTAGATCGTGACGCGCTCGGGATCGGTAAAGCCGAAAGCCGATCCGCGCTGTAGCCCGATCCGGAACGTGTGCGAGTTGACCTGCACCCACACGACCGTCTTAGCCATGATGCCGGGTTGCGGGATCTTCTCGCACTCAGCGATCTCCTTCCACCACTTCTCGTATATCGCGGGGGGGGTAAACTCAGTCACCCACGGCAGAGATGGCGCTACGCGAACCGAATCGTTTCCGCGCACGGACGAGCGGATCGAGTGCTTCGCCGGAAGCTGGCCGGGGCAGGTGTGAGCCAGAAGGACGAAGAGCGACGTAAAGAATAGGGCTCTCAATGGACGATGACCCGAGACAGGTTCGTGGTCGAGAACAACGGGCTGATGTCGAGGCGCAGGTATTCGTTGTCCAGTGGACACTCCCTGGACGTCGTCATCGTAGCCCCGGCAATAAGCCTGACGCCGACCGTGATGCACCCCGAGGCATCGAGACGAACGCGCGGTATATAGATCTGCGCCTTCGACATCCCACTCACGAACCCGATACGACCGCTGTTCACGTAGACGACAGCGTCGGCGAAGTTACCGTTGTCGACCTGCATCACGATACACGGCCCGGCCTTTAGGCACTGGCGTGCGTCACGCATAGTTCGTGAGTCGCCTGGATCGTTCTGGACTGAGGCACAGGCAACAGACAGGGCGAGCAGAGCGGGGAGGATGTACTTCATCGTTACCTTCCGGTACGGGACTTCGGCGCTTGCATTTCGGCGACTCTCGCCGCGGCAATCGCGTCGCAGACATTCTCGGTGTATTTGTTGGGCAGGTAGCCGGCGTCCATCAGAATCGCGTGGACGATCTCGTGCTCGAGCGTCAGCCACGACGGGATCAGTTCCATCTCCGCGTCCAGCGTGATGCGGCGCTTGCCCCAGTTGTAGGTTCCAGCGGCGCTTCGCTTGGCGGTCAGCCCTTTCTTGCGTACGACCGTGACAGGCCCGCACGGCAGATAGACCGTTTTTGGAATGGGGGGGGGTGGCCTCATACGACGACGTCCTTGCAGTAGTCGACGTACAGTCGCTTCGAGTATCGGATGATTTTGTTGAGCTCTTGCCGAACGGGAGAATCGGCAGGGGTGTGCAGCTTCGCCTTCTGAGCGGCTGCGGTGATCTCGAACGCCAATACCTGCCGATCCTCGTTAGTCACGACGTCGCTTGCCGTAGACTTTTCCGCCGAAGACAGCGAGTCCCTTGTGGACGTAGATCGACACCGCCTCGAACGCGCCCGTCTCGGGCTCGAACGTCAACGACAGGGCTCCGTTCTGCCAATCGGGATCCTGGCAGTAGTCAGGGTTTAGGTCGCAGCCGCAGCCCGTCTCAATCCAGATTTGATTGCCGTTGTGGTCACGGGTCATGAACTGCCCGAGCCGGTGCGTGTGCCCGGAGGCTCCAGACATCCCGTACTTCTCGTGCTCGGCGCGCGCGGTCATCGCCGAACCTTTTCGAACGAGGTTCCCGTGCTTGACGAGGAACTTCGGGAGAAAAATCTTCCGAGTCTGTTCGTTGTAGCGAATGAACTCGCAACCCAGATCCTTGAGCCCGAGCAGCGCCGGCCACGTCATCGCCTGCTTGAACGATGTCAGGCTCGCGAGTACGGCAGCGGGGCCTTCAAGACGCCAAAGCAGGCGCCGCAGCCTGTCTTCGTGATTCCCCTCGAGAAAGCGCATGGTGCTCCGCGGCGAGGCCTTCCGCATGGCGGCCAGATGCTCGCGCGCCATATCGATTTCTTCCTGCTGCGATTGTAGCCGCTCGGGGTCTTTGTCGTACGTCGAAAGCTTGTAACAGTCGACACCGTCGCCCATGTGCACCAGGTGGGTCGGCTGAACGTCCTCGGCTATCGCCTGAAAGATCGACAGGACATTCGGATCGTGGTACGGGGCGTGTGTATCACCCCAGAGCAGGGCCGTCACCAGCTCGCCCTTCTTGCGAGTGGCGGGCTTCGGCAGTTTTATGTTGAACGAAGGGACATACGGCCGGAGATGGACTTCGGGTTTCTTCAACGAGTGGAAGCCCAGAGGATGACCCCGCCGACCGTGACGATGGCACCGCCGATCGCACCGTCGCGGAGATGGTGAGTAGGAGCGACAGCCGTCGCGATGTTCTTGTTCAAGCGATCGAGCGCAGCGATCTTCTCGTCCTTCGCTGCTTCGCGCGCGTCACGCGCTTGGTCGACCGAGTCGCGCTGGGAATGCCATATGCGCAGGTCGTTGTTCTCGGACCAGAGCTTGTCGTTTGCGTCTTCGAGTTCACGGGCGTACGTCTTCAACTGTTCGATGCTCGTCGTATCGAGGTGCGCCCTCAGCGAATCCACCGAAGCTTTCGCTTTCGATGTCGCCGCGCTGTCGACCCTCGCCTTCGCCTCGGCCTTCTGGGCGATCCCGACGAAGTGAACAACTGCATCGTTTCTAGCGGCGATCGTCTCGTTGAGGTCAGCGAGGACTACAGAATCAGCCTTGATTCGCTCGGCGAGGACTGCAGCTGCGGCGACCCTTCCGTCGTAGTCATGCTTGGCGACGAGCCCCGCGGAGAGCAGGGCGACGGCAAAACCTATCTTATAGAAAAGGCCCGAGACATTGGGCAAGGTCATCGATCTAAAGACGATTCGTGTGCCTAATAGTCACACGTTTCACTTCGCCCACCGGATGAAGCGGTAGTTCGCCCCGGCGACGCGCTTACGCTCGAACCAGCCATAACCGTCGCGCCCACCGGCAGGGTTAGTGTTTCCCTCTCGGGTAGTAAAGTTTAGGCCCGATACTTCATTAACGAATCCGGTGTGCGCGTAGCGCCCGAGATCGGGGTGCCAGAGCAGGAAGATGTCGCCGCGCTTCGGGGCGTCCCTGACCAACCCTTTCGCCTTCGCGTCGACGTAGAGCGCCTGACACGAGGCCGTGACAGCAAGCGGCCAGTCATTTAGTAACGCACACTTTCCGCACCACGACACCCCGCACGCGCACCAGGGATCGCCCTTCTGGGCACCGCAGAACCGCTGATACTCTTCGACCGCCTGTCCTGCGTTGGGGCCGATCTCACGAACGTAGAGCTGACTTTTAGCGAACCGTAGAACGACTTCGATAGGATCCAATTACGGAGCCGCTTCAATCCCTTCTTTCGGATCACGTCGCGCGAAGATGTCCTTGACATCACCTCCGACTATCGCGTTCAGCGCAACAGGTTTCGTCGCCAGGTACGAGAGGAACGCCGACCGCCCAAACGCCCACGCACCGAACAGCACTCCCCAGAAGATTGAGAACTGGTGATTCATCAGGCACGCGATGAACACAGCCCACCAGCCGATCTTCGAGAACGACGGGTTGTCGTCGGTGCCCGTCAGATCGAACACTTTGGCGAGCAGCTTGATCGGGTGGAAGTTCATCGTCTGACGCGTCTCCGCTCAGCGCGTCTCGCCTGTGGCGCCAGCGGCACCTTCTCTCGCAGGGCGTCGATGTCGGACTCGGCTTTCGTGATCCGGCCGTTCAGTCCGTTGTCGCCGTTCGGTCCGAGCAAGACGGTTTTGAGCTTTGCGAACTCGACGTCGTGGCCCGACACCTTCCTGACCATCCAGACCTGCAGCCCGAGGATAGCGGGGATGCCATAGTTGACGAGCGCGCTGGTAACTTCGGTGCCTAGAATCTGCATTCGGTACTTTCGCCCTTGAGGGTAGGTTTGAGGTTGGCGATACTACGAGGCATGAGGCCCCCGAACTGGTTTCTTACAATCGTCGCGTTCTGTTTCGTGATACTGACCGTGCTGGCATTCACAACGGCCGCACGTATGTCGCACGACTGGCAAATGGACAGCGACGGATCGATCTTCGACCGGAAGACTGGCGTCTGGTGCGTTCCTGACCCGAAGGCAGCCAGGACAGTCTGCGCGGATATGAAGACGGGGAAGAAGACGCTCGTTCACTGAGCCCCCATCTGGGCGAAGATCGTCATGGCCCGGCGGTATACGAGTTGGCGCTGGCCCTTGATCCGATCGAGCTCGGTGCGCGCGACCTGCGGCGTGATCTCCTTCGTCTGAAACATCTCGCGCACGACCGTCTCTTCGTCGCGCAGGTCTTTCAGCACTTCGTCGGTCGTGGCTATCCCGGCGCTCAGATCGGGGTTGAGATATTGTTTGTATCCTTCGAGCCGCGGGATTGCCGACACCTGACCAGCGTTCGCCGCCTGTGCCAGAAAGTTCTCGGCCTGCGATACCTTCGTCTTGAGCGCGTAGTAGTCTTGTTCCGTCTCGGTCGAGGGCGGCGGATTCTTCGCCACCATAGCCGACGTCGGGTTGAGCGGCTGCTGTACGAACGGCGGCTTGAGTCGGGACTGCGCACTGCGCCCCAGTAGCCTCTCGGCCCACGGGTCGACTGCAGCGGTGATGAACGGCGTCGCCTGCGAGGTCACGCCGCGAATAAGGTTCTCGGCCTCGAGCGGCGAGAAGTTGTCGAACCCCACCCGGCGCACAGCAGCGGCCGCAAGGTCGAACGTTGGGTTCGTCGTGTCGTATCGACGCTCAGCCGGCGGCAAGTCTTCCATCCGCTTCGGCACGATCGGATGACCGCCGTAGTCGCGTTTGTTCTTCGCGTTCTCAAGCGCCTGCTGAACACCTGGTATCGGGATCGTGGGGTTGGCCTGCAACAACTCGCCAATGCCCGGCGGCAGCGCGCGCATGATCGACGCGACCAGTAGTCGACCAGCATGGGGGTCAGACTCTATTGCAGCATCGAGCCCCGCGGTGACAGCCGACGCGACAATGCCCATCTCCTGACCGAGCGGGATCCTCAGCAGATTGCCCGAGTTGTCGATCGGGACGAGGAGGAACCCCGCGCGTTCGGTCGACTGACGATCGTTCACCTGTTGCCTGACGGCGGGCTGTAGAGCGCGCTTCATGGCCCACGCGAGGGTTGCGGCACCAGCCACCCCAGCACTCGCGCCAATCAGCCTGCGCGGGTTCCGATACGCCGCGATCCCGAACTGGATCGGCGCCTGTAGTCCAACGTTGAAGAACGGGATGTAGTCGCCGAAGAATCGGAGAACCTGATTGCCCGGCCGGTTCGAGAAGTCGAGCGTTACGTTCCGGCCTGCGGTCGCAGCTCCCAGGTGTAGATCGGCCTCGGTCCACTCACCCGAGTCGACCCGACGCTGGTTCTTTCGCATGAAGGCGATGTACTCGGCGTTCCGCGGCCCCAGGTCGGACGCTTCACCCAGCGCTTCGAGCGCGCGCAGCGGTCGGGTAGCCGTCCAGTGAGCGCTTGAGATGATGCGGTCGATGGGAGTCGTCGGAGCGTAGCGACGTGCCACAGCCGCTGGCGTAGCCTCACCGAAGAACATCGAGACGCCACCCATACCTGCCGTCTCGGCCTGAGTCGAGAGTGCGGAGCGCGAGAAGATATTCTTGAGCGATTCGTAGTAGCCGACCGCAACGTCCTTCGGCGTAATCCCGGCCCGTGTCTTCGCGAAGGCGTCGACGATATCGCGGAGCGGGTTCGTTGCCAGCGAGAACCGTGGGTTTAGACCCGTCGTCGTCGCTGTGAAGATGCGCTTGAGCGGCTTGAGCGTGATGTTCAGGAAGTCGCGCACCGCACTCTGCTCGAGCGCGTTCAGATGCGACACCGACTGCCAGAGGGTCGGCGAGTTGACGAGCGCGTACTGTTTCGTACCGCTCGGGCCGTTCCGCCATATGACAGGGTTACGGCCGTCGGGCTTGAGCTCGAAAGCGTCGATCAACTCCTGCATAACTGGCGTCGGGACACCGGCAGCCTTCGCGCGTGCAGCCGCGGCGTTCGCCCTGGCGCTACGATCGGCACCGCCCTTGATCGGCGTCAGTATCCCCTCACCTTCGGGCCCGAGCTGTTCGACCGCATCGAACAGAGATGCGCCGACACGGTAACTGTCCGACCGCCTGATGATCGCGGCCGTGTATTCGGCTATCGCTTGCGCAGGGTTCGAGATTGACTGTTTCGACCCAAAAAACCGCTTGACGCCATGCCCGATGTTCACGAGTCGGTCGCCGCCGGCCGCCATTGGCCCACCAGCCGCACCCTTCACCGACGGGCCGAGCAACCGCTTGTATGGGACATAGAGCGCGTCCGAACCCTTGAGCGCACGGAAGAACTCGGACGTCCAGAGTCCTGAGCCTACGGCGTAGTTGCCGAGCGCGTCGACGTACTTATCCCACTGGTTCGCGAAGGCGACGAGTTGAGGATCGGTGTCGCCATGACGCACAACCTCATGCGCCGCGTCGAGCATCTTTTGATCGCCGCCAACACCTTCGACACCACGACCGGCATCGCGCTTCGCTTTCAGGTACGTGAGCGCCTGCCTGATCTTTGCATCATCATTCTTGAACGGCTCGAAGAGCGAGCGGTACGAGGGGCCAGCGACCTTCCGGCTCTGAGGATCAAGCACGCCGACATCGAAAGCCTGCTTGACCGTGTGCTCACTCGCCTTGGCGTAGGACAGGAGCGCGCGCGGGTTCTTGGAGGGACGCAGCACGTTGTCGACACGCTCGCCCAGTCGTTCAATTGGGCCGAGCCCGTTCGCGATCTGGTCGGCGACATTCTGGATCCGCGCGAACAGAGTCGGCTTATCGGCCCTCGCAATCGCTTTCGCCTGACGATCCCCGAAGTCGATCGAGCTGCCGACCTGTTCGTATGCCTGTCGGGTGACGGGGTTGGGAATGTTCGCCGCAGCGTCCTCGAACGGACGTCCCGCGATTTGGTTGACAGCGCCTTTCGCAACCGCTTTCGATTGCGTCGAAATCGGAGGCAACCCGGCGTGACGATATTGCACGTCGTCGGCGTTCAACCACCGCTCGTTGATAGCGTCGTTCAGGTCGGACTCGGGCCAGCCGCGCTCGCGAAGCTCGGTCGTAACTTCTTCGTGCAACACCTTGTCTTGCGCCATCCGACGCGCAACACCCGTATCACCAGTGATCGGTTTCGACAGATCGACCGCGTCGCGCGCGAACCCCGGCGCGCCGTGTTTGCCAGATGAATACTCCTCTTGCCGTTGCAGTAGCTCGACGGCACGGTTCAAGAGTTGTCCGTCCGAATCCAGTCTGTACTTCGGATTGACAGCACCCGGCACAGGCTTGCGGTTGCCACCTTTTGCTTTTGGCGCGACGTCACCAGCGATCTCGTCAACGCCAACAGCAAACTCGTCGAACCCTGCGACAGGCTCGGGGTCAAGCACGTTCTTTCGCTTCGACAGCCCAGCGCCGGCGCTGGGTGCAACAGGGGTCGCGTTGTCGATGGCCGCGATCTCGGCACCCAATCTGTCGACGCGCGCAAGTATAGTCGGAACATCGGCCGGGTCGTTCGGATGCTCGGCGGTCGCCCGGAGGATGTTCTGTTCCTGTACCAGCGCCTTCTTGCGGGACAACCGCTCTGCCGGAGACATCGCGCCCGGATCGGGACGCTCGACAGTCCGGCGCTCGAGGCGCGGGCGGGCAGCGGGAGTCTGCGTGTCAAGGACGTTACCCCCGGTTTCTTCCGGCACAGACCCCGCCTTTCCACCGATACGCTTCAATCCCTGATGCAGTACCTCGCCGAGCACGAGCCCGGTCGTTGCACCACGGAGCGGCTGTTCGGGGTCGTTGATTGCACCGAGTCCTGCGTTGACGACACGGTTCGTGACCGCGCCACCGACACCGGGCAGGGCGACGTTGGCCGCCGTGTTGATTATCCCGAGCGTCTTCTGCCGCTGACTGATGGCGCCAGGGGTGTTCTCCGCGGTAACGCGGAAGTTCTCTCGTGATCGCTGGATTGCGCCCTCGTCGCCGAAGCGAGTCGAGCCCGGCATCTCACCCTCGCCAAGGGCAGGGGTGACGGCGTCCTTCGCCGAGTGATAGATACCCTTCCCGATTGCCGTCACGGCATCGACAGGATGACGGAAGGCCGAGCCAATCTGCTTCGCAGCATTGACGACTTGGTCGACCGGGCCGATCGGTTCGGGCTCGACGTACTTCGACCGATACGCTTCGATCGGGTCGACTACTGGCTTCTTGTATTTTGAGAGGTAGGCCGTTATCGGATCGTCGGGCAACTACGGACGCGGTCCGAGGAGTTGCACAGGATCCTTGCCCTGTTGCTTCGCAGCAGCGGCAGCAGCATCCCAGTCGGCTCTCTGTTCGGCCACAGGGTCGCCCGCCGGCGCTCCGGTTCCCGAGCCAAGCAGACGCTGTCTGAACAGTTCCTTGTTCGACCCCTTCTTACCAGCGATGTCTTCGCGCGACTGAATCCCCTCGCGAGCCAGCATAGCGCGTGAGTTGCGCCACCGCTCGACTCCAGCGTTCATATCGTTGGCACCGATCCGATACTTACGCTTCACGTCGGCCGGGAGCTGGTCGTACGCTTCCTGCGCACGACCGCTCGTCGCGTCGATCGCGTCGTTAATGACCTGATGCTTGATAGCCAGATCGTTCTTCGTTGCGTCCTGTGCGTTCGGCTGCTTCTGCATCCCCGCGACCTGAATCTGGGTGCGGTTGTTCATGGCCGTTCTCTCGCGGTCGTTCTTTGCCCGCAGCGCTTCGAGCTCGAGGCCATACGCCTGCGTGTCTTCGCGGTCGGCCGTGTGTGCCGCGCCCGCGTCCTGTATCTCACGCTCACGCTGCGACTGGTGGGTCTTCATCACGATTGGCCCCGGCTGCTCCGGACCACCGGACAGAAACCGTCCGACCTTCTGCGCGAAGCTCTGACCGGGTGGCGCTTCGATTGTGGGCATTGCGATCTCGTCGTAGCCCGCCTCGTCCATCTGGATGCGCTGCATCTGGTCGGCGCGATCGGCCTGGCGCTGACGAATCTTCTGCTCGGCCGCGTCATGCTGAATGCCCTTTACTGCGCTGTAGCTTTTGAGGAAACTGCCGACCAATGCTTCAAACGAACTGGGAGGATACTGAGGCATCTACTTCTTTCCTCTACCGGTGAAGGCGCCGATACCAGCACCCAACAGACCGCCGACGCCGGACATGATGCTCGACTTGTTCGCCTGCTTCCGATCGGCTGCCGCGCCCTGGCGGGCGAGTTCTTCCGACACGGTTCCTGCGCCGAACCCGATAGCGCCGAGCGTTGCCTGCGATGCCGCGCTACCGACACGGTCGGCGTAGGTACGCATAATGTCATCGGCGCCGCTCTCGACTGCACCACTCCTGAGAGCACCCGTCGAGTTGAGGCCGCCCAGGTAAGAACCCAGCTCGCGACGGAAATCGAACGCGAGCCCTTCGCCGATTGCGGTGACGCCCTCGCGCGCAGCGTTCTGGTAGAAGTTGACGGCCGAGTTTTCATTCGATCGATCGAATACCTCGCCGCCGTGCGGGCCGGGTGCGATCCCTGCTGCGAAGTTCGGCACGGGGTTGACGCCTGCGTTCGGCTGTTTTCCGCTCGACCGCATCGAACCGCCGCGCGCCTGCGCTGCACGTGTCTTGAGTTGCGACATCCTTGAGTTGAATTCAGACATCAGCGATTCCTCAGACCGAGACCAATCTTCACGCGGTCGGCCGCAGCCTTGCGGCGCGCGGCATCCGGCATCTGGGCGCGCGCCTTATCGGCCTGCTCGCCCGCGTAGTACCGCCCCGGAGGCTCTGACGTGCCAGTCACACCATCCCAATAGCTCGCCGTGCTTTTCAGTCCCTCAACCTCACCAGGCCGATAGCCAGCGGGGCCAGATGCTACAATCCCACCAGTCGCGTCACGCTGTGCCGTTGCCATCGTTGCGCTCGAGAGTATCGCGATCTCAGCGTCAGACAGTCCGGCCCGCTTCATCTGTTCGATTGCCAGCGGCGATTTCGGACGCTGGTTCTCGCCAATGCGCGCCCCCTCCATCCGGGTCATGGCCTCGCCCAGCGCGAGCCGGGTAGCCGTATCCGAGTGCTCGACGTTCGGGTCGATCGGACGCGGGACGTGCTCGCGAGGCGGATCGCTCCTCAGCGGGAGCGGATCCTGGTGGTAGTCTGACGTCGGCGCCTGTAGTGCAGCGCCAACCTGTGCGGGCACAATGCCCATTCCGAAGCCACCGCTCATGAGATAAACCGTTGAGAGTAGAATTGTCCGTGACATGAATAAATCGTTTGTGCATTGGCGCCGTCGCCGACCACCCGTAGCGCAACGACGCGCTCACCCGCGACCGAAGCGACCGACGTCCACGCGCCAACGCTCGTCGCAAGAGCCACAGCCACCGTTACCGTCGCCAACACGACCCCATTCGTTACGTCGTACAACTGGAGAGTGATCGGACCCGCGGCTGCCGTCTTCCCGCGCACGATGAGCCGGGCCGAGTCGATGTTCGCGTCGAGGAAGTCGAGACTCGAATGCGTGCCCTCGACTGTTACCGTGGCGCCGGCGGCGACCACCAGTCCCGCGTTCGAGTGCTGTAGCGTCACGTCGAGGATGGGTGTCAATTTCCCGCTCGTCTTCTGAACCAAGTCGGCGAACTGTCGCAGTCGCTCGTCTTTCTGGTCGAACCTTTGGGTGATTTCGATGACAGGCTGTTGCCGACTCAATTCATCCTCGACGACAGTTTCGGCACCGTCCACTGCTCGGCCTCGCCGAGCTCGCAGTTGCCGACGTGCTCGGTCACTTCCGTCCTCACCTGGAACCGCGAACCCTGATTTGCTGGCCTCGCTTCGATTGTCGGACTCGCGCCGTCTACTATCGATGACAGCACGAACGTCTGAACATCATTTGGCGACTCTACACTATCGACTATCGGCGTTACCTTGACCGTCGCGCTGGTCGTGATCGCTACGTTCTGAACGATGCGGCGCAGCTTCGACTCGCCCTCGGGCGGCTGTGGCGTCACGGCAACCGTGGTGAACGACGCGGTGAAGTCGTTGCCCTGATCCTTGTCGACAGCCGGATCGTCCAGCGACAGCAGGGTCACGCCAGTAGCGTTCACAACGTAGAGGGGAATCAAATGGTCACCAGCACGTTATTGCTGTATTGCGAGTTCTGAATAGCCGCGGGCCACGCCACGTCGATGCAGCGCGAGCGGTAGACGTGAGTCCCCGGCGCGCCGTGGGCGATGTACGTACCGGGTGCCGTGACCGTCGTCACATCGTACTCGACCCCAGTATTCTCGAACCTTACTGTTCCATGCCCAATCGCAACCGCCGACTCGAGGTAACCGTAGAAGGTGTTGTACGTGAGGACCGGAGCGGGCAGGAGCGTGTACGCAGATACTTCGGCGGTATAACCCGAGGCAACAGACGACTTGACGTGGCGAATCTGGACCGAGTAGTTGACACCAGCAGCGAGACTCCCAAGCGTTGCTGTCGTCGCGCCCGGCACCGCAGTCGCCCAAAGAAGGAACGGTCCACCATGCGTGATGTCGCGCAGCCAGAGTTGCGTATCGGCCGTCGCGTCACCGTTTACCCACGAGGCGGCTACGGTCGTCAGGGTCGCGGATCCGTGTGCGAAGGCGAGTCCCGAAGGAATCGCAGTTGGCCCCAGAACAGTCCCGGTAGGAATCGCGTGCGCGTACATCACGTCGGCCGACATCGTGATGTCGGTCATCCAGACCTCACGCTGGCAGTCCCAGACCCACATGATCGTCGGATACGTGGCGCTCCGACCCACGGGTGCGGGCGTCTGGTTGAACCCGAAGAGCACGCAGTCACGATCAGGGTGGTACTGAACCCACGAGTACGCGAGATTCGTGATCTTCTTCCACGAGCGCCGACGAACACTCACCAGCGATTCAGCCGAGAACCCGTCCGACCTGAACGGCCCGCTCTCGCCGATGCCGTACCAGTAACCCTTTTCCTCACCACCAGCGTAGCAGAGCGCGTACGGGTTGGCGACACCCATGCCCTGCGTGCTCTCGACCGGCTCGACCGCGAACGTCCAGCCAGGCTTAGCGATCCCGTAGCCAGAGACACGGTGCAGTTCGTTCGCCTTTGCGACGAGCAACAGACCGCGGCCTTTCTTGAGTCCTGTGATCCGCTGGCCCTTCGCGCCGATGTAATTGTAGGCGAGAGGGTCGAACCCCCCGGCCGCCTCGGGCGATACACCGAGGTACGAGTGCCGAAGCGTTGCGGGAGCATCGAGACTTAGTGTCTTGTTCTCGTAGCCCGCGACGAAGAGATGATTGTTGTACTCCTCGCAGACGTAGGGCTTGAGCTGTTCCGCCCCGCCCCCCAGATCGAACGAGACGTCGGTTTTAGCCCCGGCAGAATCGATGCAGACAAGGCCCGACCGAATGGAGTAATCAACCGTCGCATCGCAGAGAAACATTTTCTCGAACAACTCTGCGCCCAATGGTCGCGCGGGTGTGATCTTGTTCCATGAAATGTTGTGCTTACTCGTGGCCTCTACGCCCGTGAAGAACGCCAGGTCCGACGTGAGACGCCAAACGAAGTGAGAGGGACCACTGTTGTCGGCCCCTACGGCAATAGCGCCAACCGGCGTGAATGGCCGAAGGTATTGAACACTCGATGCGGTCAACGTTCGCTTGACCTGCGATCCACCGCGCACGGCCAGTTTGCCCGTGCCCGTCGCAAAGAGGTTCTGCGCTTGATCAACGGTACCCACACCACCGGACGACTTCGCCGCCGCCGGTGGTGCATCTTCATTTATCCCGCCTACGTAACCCTCAACACGGTTCTTGCTGGGGCTCGCAAGCCTGGTCAGACTAGACCCTCGGACCGAAGACTTCGGCCTTCGAAAAGTTTACGAGCACGCCGACGGTCGTGATGATGACCTTCGCCCACTTCTCGCCCTTGAGTGCAGCGATCGTCAGGGTTTGCTCTACCGTCGACGTCATCGCGCCAACACCCGTCCACGCCGTCAGGGCAGTCGTGCGGTCAGCGAACGTCGACCCACCCGACGTAGTCGAGGAGCCAGATGCATAAGTCGCGATCAGGCGCGCCTCGAGCTTCGAGAGTCCGTCACAGCGGAACTCGCACTCGTATGCACCAGCAACAGGCAGAGCGCCAGCGTCGATCAATCGCGCACCAATAAGCTCGCGCGGCGCGCCAGCCGGGACTTTCGTGATACGGAGCCAGTCGTGAAGACCGAGAAGGCCGCGTTGTGTTTCGTCGTTGGTCATTCGTTACTCAAAAGGTTAGTGTGGCGCATTATCGGGTGCTCGTTACTTCGGTGCCGCGACGCGAGACGTGCATCATCAGTTGTGCGTGGCGATCTTGCTTTCGTTCCACAAGCGTAAGTGGCAGCGCGCCCTCGCCGCCCAAGCCCATCGCTTCTTCGGCTGCGTACAGGGCGATGACGTCGTGGTACTTGACCGGTATCATATCCGGTTGGTCGCTTCCATCAGCGAGGACGTCGGGCCACGCCCGATATTTCAGATACAGCGGGGTCGACGCGGAGACTGTGTCGCCGGTCATGAGCACGCCGTTGCCGTCAGGGCCAGTCAGCGCGAAGACGTAGCCACCTGTCGAATTCAGTTCGTCCGACCTAATCTCTGTGAGCACCGCGCCGTTCTTGTCGTCGAGTCGCACTTCCGAGTACTTCGAGAAATCGGTGGGCAGTCGGTACCCGTGTCCGTCGAACAGCGTCGCCAAAAGCGTAGTAATCAGCTCGAGCCAGCCGGGGTTCTGCTCGTTGATGTCATCGAGCAACGTGTTGACCGCGTTGTTGATGACCATATTGAGCGTGTCGACCGGGAACGCTCTATCAGTAGAAACTGTGCCGAGATAAACGAGTGTCCAGCTCCGAAGCGTCGAGAGTGAAGGCACTAACTCGTCGGCTTGGGCTTCTTCGTCCGCTCTTCACCGAAGCCGTCGGCGCGGAGCTTCCGCACCTTCTTATGTACGAGCTCGATGTCCTCGTGCCAGGCTTTCGAGTTGAGGAAGAAGTTGACAAAGGCTTCGACCGCTTCGTCGTTCGCCTTGTGCGGGACATCCTTGCCCGTGTTCCAATCGAAACGGTTGAGCGTAATCATGAGATGTGTGAGTAGAAAGGTTTCTTCGAGCGCGGGTGGTACTTGACCCACGGGCGCCGCAGATCGACCTCGGCTAGGGTCGTGGCATAGTTCTCGGCGCGCGTTCTACGCTTCGCCACGTCCAGCCGTTTGTTGTAAACGATCCTGTCCCTCGACCACGTCTCCCAATCTTTCGCCCCGTCGTGGCGGTTGCCGATGAAAGACTCTTCGAGGTTCTTGAGGACTTCCACCTGTGCGGTAACGTCCAGGTCGCGGAAGGGAACCAGACCCGTCACCGGGTCAGGCTCTATCTTCGCGCCAGTCAGAGGATTCTTGAACCATCCCCAGAACTGCGACACGCGCATACCACCCGCCGACGTCGAGAGAAATTCCCAACGACCGACTTCGATGTTCCACCGACAATCCCAGTCGCTCCCGCAAAGGAGCTTGAGACGCTGCACGAACTCGACAGGTGGCTCGCGCATCTACTTGTGCGATGAAACGAGGTACGGTGACACCGGCGAAACCACCGTCGAACCCGACACGTACAGGGGATCGTTTCCCTGGGTGTAGGTTGCCGTCACACCGGCTGCTCCTAAGAGCGTCGTGCCGGGAATGAACGGGTTCGTGACGTTGACGACGTTGAGCACGCCGAACACCGCCTTCGAAGCCGGTATCGCTGGCAGTACCACAGCCGCCAACGTGGCTGCCGGTGTACCAATTGCGACCGAGGCCGCACCCGCAGAGTCGACGAGAAGCAGCCACTTGTTCGAGAGCCCGGCCGCGAACGTCGCGCCCGTCAGTGTCCAGAAATCGTCGGTTGCCGCCTTTGAAAGAATTGCTCCGTCGACGATGAATGGGGTCGGGTTCGTGACCGTCTTCACCTTCGAGGTCGTAGTACCTGTTGCCACCGCGGCCGAAGCCAACACCCGGTTGTTCATGGAGTCGACGAGCGCAACCATTCGGTTGAACGACTGCCTCACGTACTCCACGTCCGAGTTGTCTGCCTGCGTCTGCAGCGGCGTTTGTGCCGTAGTGCTCATATTGTTCCCCGAGTAGGTTGAGTCCCATCACATGAGGGCAGGGAACCTCCCCACCCTCAGTGACAGGGCCGCGACTACGCGGCAGTCCTGTTTATAGTGTCAATTGTATTTAAATCCTCTATGACACCATTTGCGTTACGCTGGACAGTGATTAGCTGCCAGTATTTACGCACGTAACCTTCGATTGCATCTTTATCTGTAACTCTTATGAACTGCCCGCCATCGAGATCGGCGAACTCAGTTCCGACCAGGTCGGCCATGCGGAACGCCTCGGTGTTGAGGAACCACATACGCGACTCTGGCGCATCCGAATCGGCGATGACGGGGATGCTTCCACCGCCATGCACGATGCTCGAGATCGGCTTGTAGCCGCCCTTGAGCTGCGCGTCCTGCCCGTCGATCCGGCGGATCGGCAGGAAGATTTCCGAGTACTTGAGCTGGATGCCCGGCGAGGTAACGACGAGCCCCGGAACCTTGCGGCTCTTCTCGCGGATCGTTGCCAGCATCTTCATCACGAGCGAATCGCTGACGTCGCGAAGCGTACCCGAGTTGGAATCGACAGTCGCCTTCCAACGACCCGTCGCCGGAATCGTCTCGAAGGTGACTGACGCCTTGACCGACGCCAGAAGTCCACCGGCTTCGCCGGCAGTCTTGTTGTCGTCGTCAGCGGTCGACTTCGAGAAGTAGTTCGTGTTCGCCGTCGAGGTGATCGAGGAATCGAGCGTCACCGTGTTGGCCGACTGATCGACTGACGCCACCGTCTTGCGGCCGATGAGGGATCCACCGGTATCGTAGAGCGCGAGCTGGTCGCCCTCGTAGATGTGCTTGGCGCCCGGACCGCCGTTGGCAACGCCGTAATCGGTCTGCACCGACTGCGTGGCCGATGCAGCGCCACCGCCAGCAATATTGCACAGCTTACCGTCGGAGTTGCAGAACATCTGACGGTTCACTTCGAGATCGATCGCCGAGAGACGGTCGGCCATGACTTCGGCGACTGCCGGGCGGTACGAACCCTGCTGCTTCTTCGTGACTTCAATCGCGAGTCCGTCGAGCGCCATACGGACATAGGTCCGGACAACGGTCGCTTCGCCCTGATCGTACTTCCCTTCGTCGGCAGCAGGGAGAGTCTTGTTTGCGCCAGCGTTCGACGCGCCTCCACCAACTGCGGTCTTCACACCGAAGATCCACTTACGGCCCGTGAAGGTTGCACCTTCCAAGCGCGCGAGCTGGTTCTTCAGCGGTGTTTCGGTATTCATGAGCTGAACGTAGACATCGCTATAGAAATCCTTCGCGAGGTCATTGAGTTCAGTCATGGTCGTCGGAGTGACGGCCATTTTAGTTTGCTACTCCAATCAGAATTGTGGTGCCGATCAGGTTCGTTTCGACCATTCCCGAATTGCGTCGGGCAGTCGCTCGGAGGTGAACGGCTTGAGTTGTGTGGGCGGATTGCTCGTACCGACCGCAGTCCCGTTCCCCGTGGCCGCCACTACTGGCGCAGCCTTGGCTAGAGCGAGCTTTCTGTCGGTGTTCGCGTTGTGCGCTTCTGCGGCCTTCGCTCCCGAGAGGGCAGCGACTTGGGCTGTGAGCGCGTCCACAGTTGCTTGGAGTGGCGAGACGGTCTGCTTGACGTAGTCTGCTTCCTGCTTGTAGACCTGGTGGATCGATGCTTCGGTGATCTCTGCGATGTCACCCGAGATGAGCCCCTTCGAGTAAATCGAACGGACACGGTCGGGGTCGACACCGGGGTACTGCTTCGCCGTGTCGACGATGGCGTTGTACAGGTTCTCGGCGGCTTCCCGGTTAACCTGTGCCTGCTCATCTTCGAGACGGACGTTCAATTCAGCACGCGTGACGCTCAGCTGCAGGGCGTCTTCGACATTCTTCCGGTAGACCGGATTCGTGCGCATCTGCTCGTAGTGCGTCTGGTACTGCTCGAGCTTTTCTGGATCGAGCATGGCGTCGCGAAGAGCCTGGCGCTCCTGTTCGATCGCTGCCTTCTCGGCAACGATCCGCGCGCGATCGATCGTGTTCTGGCGCTGTGCTTCGGCTGCCGCCTGAGTCTTGTGACGATAGTCCTTCTCGAACATCGGACTCTTGAGCACGTCGACGATCGGTAGGAACCCAGACTCAGTGCCGCGCTTCCACGGAATTTCGAGATCCTTCGGGATTTGGAACGGCTGACCGTTGCGCCGGACTTCCAAGAATTCCTCGACGGTCACGCCGGCTGCAGCTGCAGCCTCGACTACAGGTGTTGCCTCTGCGGCGGGCGGAATCTCCCCTTGTGCGGTCGGCTGTGCGACCTCCGCTGAGGCGGTAGATACGAACTGTCCTGTCGCTGGGTCGCGTGCGACCGCTGGCGCTTCGATAGTCTCTTCGGCTGCTGGTGTTGAAACTGTCTCGGGAGCCGCTGTTGCGGTCCCGTCCTTAATCCAGTCGTTTGCTGCGTCGTTGATCGATGGCATGGTTACGCTTGTTCCTTTCGGTTGACTGTGGCGTTAGGCTGCAAGGAGGAGCACCCAGGCCAACTCTTCTTCGTTGGCGAGTAGTTGTCTCTGGGCTTGTGCGAGTAGTGCGGCGTGCGCGACGGGACTCTGTTCACGAACGGGCTGGATGTCGGGGCGCGTGAACAACTCGGCGCGCGCTGCGACGACGTGCGCTTCGCGGTCGAACGCGGCCTGCTTCCGTGCGCGGATCCCGTCCAGTGCGGAATCGTCGAACAGTTCGGGCTCTGGGACCTCGAGCGCCGGAATGAGCGACGGGCCGAGATCGATCGGCTCAGCGCGGGCAGCGGGCTTGAACGGGGCCGCCTGGACTTCGACGGGCTCGACTGCCACGACACGACGCGGAGCTTCGACGACTGCCGGGATGCTGACGAGCGGATTGCTCTCGGCGGCGAGCGCCCTGACTGGCTTCGCCTTGCCTGTGCGGCGTGCTTCGGCCGCGCGCATGGACACAGAGAGCTCAAACCCGCCCTTACCGCGGCCGGAGCCACCAGCACCGAGTTCGGGCGTAGAGCCGACCAGCGGCGCGTCGGTGCTCAGTGTTGGCGATTCGGCGGTCAGCGCCACCGTGCTGTCGGCAACCACCAGCACGTTCGCCTGAGTGAGAGCCATACTGTCGACGGCAAGCGCAACCAGAGCATCGGCAACTGCCAGAACACCGGCCAACTCCAGAGTTGGGCTTTCGACGGCGAGCGCAATCAAGACGTCTGCGAGAGCGAGGACGTTGGCCTGGGTGAGTGCAGGACCCTCGGCGCCGAGTGCTATGGCTGCATCGGTGACTGCCAGCGTATTCGCCTGTACGAGCGCCGGAGACTCTGACGAGAGCGCGATCAAGGAATCGGCGACCGCGAGCAGAATGGCGCCCACCGTCAGAGTCGGACTCTCGGCCGCAAGCGCGACTAGCACATCCGCTACAGCGAGGACGTTCGCCTGGACAAGGGCGGGGCTCTCAGCGGCCAGCAACGACCGCGCATCATTCACGACGAGTGTATTGGCCTGCGTGAGTGCTGGCGTTTCTGCCGCAAGCGCGATCAAGGAGTCGGCGACGACCAAAGTGACCAAGCCCGAGAAGGTGACGCTGTTGGCCGCGTTCCCAATGAGCGTCGTGCCAATCCGCCAGCCGACAAAAAACCTCGGGCCCGTCAATGGCGCCCAGACCTGGAAGATTGCGAGTTGGTCAACCAAATCCTTGTACGTCTGCTCAGCCGACCAGCTAGTCCCGCCATCCGTTGATACGGTGTAGTAAACTCTGGACGATGTGCCGAGGACTTCCGTACCATCATTCGAGCCGTTGTACGCGACATAGATTTTGTCGGTGAACTGATCTATGAAGACCGCGGGGTAGTAGATGTCGTCGATGTTCGTCGTGATCGCGGTCTTGGTAACGATTGACCCGGTGCCGTTGATGTCAAACACCTGGACATCAGCCGTGGCGGTATCACGCTCAGAGGCCGAGACGACAATCAGGTGACCGTCGCTGTTCCGGACGGATGCACTGAACCCCATTTGCCCCGTGAGGTCAGTTACGTTTTCCGCCATCGTCTGAATCGTGGCCGACTCAACCTGTCCGACCGCACTTGAGTCCCACATCTTCAACGTCAGCGCGTCGGCGCTCGCGTCCTGATAGAGTGCCCAGCAATCGTTGTCGTCGCCCGTGTTTGATGCCGGGAACAAAAGGCATTGGTCGATCGTCGCTTCGATGAAGGTCGAGAGGAGGCTGGCGCTCCACGTCGGGCCACCGTCGGTTGAGCGATGCAGTCCCTTCTCGGCGCCGGCGTCGATGTCGTAGGCGCAGTAGAGGTACCCGCTCCGCATCTTGGCACCGGACACGAACACGCCGCGCGCCGCTACCGCCGAGACGCCCGCGAATACAACCCGCTGCGTGCCGAGCGTATCCGACGCGGTGTCCAGCGTGCGGTACAGAACGTCGCTGACGGTGGTATCGAAGTACCACGTGTGAATCAGCGTCCCCGAATCGCCCGGCGTCCACTTATCAAACCAGACATCAAAGGCAAGGTTGGTCGTAGCGGCCGAGATGACGACCTCAGCGCCCCACGTTGCCCCACCGTCGGTCGTCTTGCGGTAGCCGAAGGTTCCGTCACTGTCGATGCAGAACCAGTAGCCAATGAGCGTGGTCGTGAATACCACGCTTCGCATCCCGCGCGCGGTTGAGGTGCTTACCGAGCCGTCAATGGTTACATCGGCCATTTTCTAATCAGGTCGGGTCAGCGAATTCGAAGTCGTAGACCGGGACCGTCACGGTTCCGCCCGACGTCAGGGCTTGCGAGGTACAGGTAGTCACGGCCTGGAGCGTGGTGCCGTCGTCGAGCGAGATATGTGTGGCCGTACCTGAGTTCGTGATCGAGATTGACGCCTGCTGCTGAATGCGAACCTTGCGGCCGTTCGTGTCGCCGTTGGAAATGACGTAATCGCCGTTGCCGTCGCCTGCGGTCATTACCACGCTTGCGAGTAGCACCGCGGCGATACCAGCAAAGTTCGCGGGCTCACCCGAGCACACGACCAGCCGTGTGCAGGTCGCGATTTTGGCGTTGGCCGCATCGAGCACCGGATCAGAGATCGATTTAGCCACGGACCCTCCCGCGCGAACCCACCGCTGCCTTGTTCACCACAAGAGCCTCGGCACCCGGTTTCCGTTCTCCGGTTTCGACCTTCCCGTCGACGTCCTTCACCCAGCCGAACGAACAGAGGCGAGCGCCGTATTTGTCGGCCACGGTGACGATGTCGCCTTTCGACAACCCGTAGTGCCGCCCGGTATCAGCGTCTACGTCGCTCAGACGATCTTCTAAAACTTCAATTCGCATTTATTCGCTCTCTGCTGTCACGGTCTGCTCGTCACTTTCCTCGGTGACGTGATAGACCTCGCCCTTCGGCGTGGTGATTGTCTTGTTGACCTTCGGGAACCTCACGGTCACGTTGATTGCGCCTTTTTCGACATTGACGTCGGTCGACTCACTGCCCTTACTCTCGCCCTTGCCCTTGCCCGTCGGCGCTTCTTTCGCGGGCGGCGCCGTCGCTGCGGCCTGCGCGCCCTGCACCTGAATCGCCATCTGCGCCTGCTGGATCGTCTGCTGCATCACAGCCTGGCGGTGACACGCGATGTGCATGAGCATCATCTGGCGCACGGGCCACGGTTGCGAATCATCGAGCGCGACTTCGTTGTGTACGTCGATGTGGATTGGGTGGTCGTCGTCCTGCGGAAGCAGGAACGGCGACCCGTCTTCCGGATGAATCAGAGTCGGAAAGCCCTGCGGATCTGCGATCTCTTTGAGGGCGCCGCGCTGGATAGAAAGATTTTCCTTCCGCGCGCGCGAGTAGTGGCGAGTCGCCGAGTCGAACGCCGCGTCAAGACCGCGTCCCATATCCATCATCCGAAGTCCCTGCCGCGGCGGCAGAACGCCGAGCTGCATCAACTCCTTCACCTCGGCGCGCATCGCGGCTTCCGACTGCGGCCGGAAATTCTCGAGGTCGAGCACGATCGTCTCGGCGTCGGGCAGCTTCTCGCCCGTCACAGACTCAACCATGTACTCGAGATCGGGGCGGTCTACCGGAATCCACCGAGACTCGTCAGCGCCATAATTCCGCTTCGCGATCGTCAACTGATGCCGCGCCCACGTAAGGTGCGTACGCTTGAGCGCGTCGACCGATCCCTTGAGACTACCAGCCTCGCTCTCGAGCAGCCGTTCGATAGCAACACCCGAGTCGACGCCCGGCGGTATTTGCCCGCGCGTGACTTCGTGGAATGCACCGACGTCGAACAGGGCGGTCTTCGCCTCTTCGATCAATCGCCACCGGTCCTGACTGACCTGACCGGGCGGGATGCGCTGGAAGATGTCGCCGATCGAGCGGTTGGCCGCAGCCGTCCGCATCGGGATCTGGATGACGCGGTTCGAGTTCGACGTGATCTGGTCTGGCACACCCGGTATCGCCCACGAGACGTAGCGCCCGATCCCGTCGGCGTCGCCCTGTGCAACGATCATCGACCACTGCCGGTTGATGACGTTCTGAGGCGAGATCATCGTATTGACCGACGCGCGGCCGTACGGCGTGAACGTGCCCGGCGTGTCGAAGAGCGGCGAGTACGGGAAGATCGAGTCGGGGAACTTGCCGTCGTACGCGATCGCGCCGCCGACCGAGACGATGAGACGCCCTTCTTTGAAATAGTCGCAGGGCATTTCCCAGAACTCGCGGATGACAGCCATCTCACCCTGCGTCACACCGCCACTCGACTGCCTCCCAACGAACGGGTTGGCCGACGTCGACGTGCCACCACGGATCGTGCCCTGCGCGATACGCTCGTACGTCAGGCTCGTTTCGTTCGATTCGATTGGCCGTATCTGGTCGGCGATAGCGGGGAACATCTCTTTCGCCGTCGCGATCGTGACGACTTCCGAATCAATGCACCAGCGGAGGCCTTCGGCCGGCGTCCACCCCTGCGCCTCGGGGTTGAGACGGAGATTGAAGACCGTGCGCACGGCAGTATCGGTGTCGCCGGGCCGTATCTTCGCAGCCAGGGCCTCTGTCTCGACCGGGTTGCCGTCGAGGTCGACGTAGCGTTCGACGGGCTTCGAGGGTATGATCGTACCCGTTTCGGGGTCGACCGTCGGCGGTTGTGGGAAGAACTTGGTCGCCGGGGTTGCGCGGCCGATGTTCTTGTTCCAGAAGCTCTTGAACGCCATCACGCCCGACGAGAACGCGATGAGCAGCGACCGCGACACCTTGAAGTCCATGTCGCTTCGCTTCCACGTCGCATTCAGGAAGTCGACGGCGACCTTACCCCGATCCTTCTCCTCGTAACTGTTCGTCTGCGGGATGACACGCCACGTTAGCGAGCTCGACGTGAGGCGCGCGACGCGCGAATGCAGGATCGGCTCGATGTAATTGAGCGTCGACCGCGGCTCGCCCGCCGGATTGGGCAGATCCTTCCACGTACGCTCGCTCTTGTGCCAGTCGATCCACTGACGGCCGGCGTAGTACAGAAGGTTGTGCGTCGACTGCCGATAGCGCGCGAGTGCATCGGCTTCGCCCGAGGCGTGCAACTTCTGGACGTAGTCAGCCTTGAGTTGCGCTGGTGCGCTGGGGGCCGGGTACTCTTTTCCGCGCGAGCGCGCGAGTGCCGCGGCGAGTGCTAGTTGAGGATCGATCGGTTGTACTGCTGCTGGCGCGCCGACAGAAAGCTCCAGCTAGGTAGCCTGTCCGTTGTTGCGAAGCAGCGTTCGAACCTGGTTGAGTAGCGCCACCGCCGTCGGCAAATCCGTCGCAGCCGCATTGAGTACGGGCGTGGCGAGCGGCGGATTCCACTTCTGGTTCCCCGTAAAATTCCCGGCATCGTCGATGTTGTTGAAAACCATCATCCCAGCTTGGACCGTACTGACCACGGCCGGAACGCGCCGCAGCGTATTCCCGCAGACGATACTTCCCTCGCCGCCGTCTGACTCGGGACGGATAAACGACACGGTGTAATCTTCTGCGGTGCAGCCCTGCACCGAGGCCCCAGTCACCGTGCCGCCATTCACGCCGCTGAAAACGATGGCGTGCTCGGCGTCAGGGCTAGGGCTATCGTCCTTGCCGCTGAAATAGCAGCCAGCAAAGGCAATTCCGTTGGCATAGCCACCCGACGGCGGAATGAAAACAAAGTCCCATTCGCTGAGCACGCCCTCGGAGCGCGTCCCGAAGAACCCGACGCTCACGATGTCGTGAACGTCGCAGTAGAACGACGAGTTGCCGCAGCCTTCGAAGTTGGTGCCGTAAAAGTTGACCGAACTCATCGACCCGGTCGAACCCGTTACGCGACACCCATCTACGCCGCCAGAGAGCGTGCCGCCATAGAACTCATGGCCGCCGCCGTGGCAGTTGTCGAAGCGCACGGTGTTGTCGCTTACGTTCGAGCCAGCTACAAGATTTGTGTACTCGTTGGTAAAGGTGCGAGTGCCGGTGACGTACATCCCGTACTTACACTCTTTGAACTTGAGGTTGCGAAACTTGGAGTTGGCGACATTTCGGAGGCGAATGCAACTGTGGACGTACGGCCCGACGCCGTCGTGCTCGAAGGCGAGATTGGTAATTTCGACATCTTCGATACCGTTAACCGGAATCTCGTTCGCGATTCCAATGTCGAAGATGTATTCGGCTGCTGTGAGTCCCTGCCCACGGATTCGCGGGCAGTCGCCAATCCCGATCAGTCGGACTTTCGTCAGACTGGTAACTGGCGTGGGAATCAAGTAAGCCACCGTCGGCTCTGGAACCCACACCGTTGAGTTGAAGTCTACGGCACTTTGAAAGGCGGGTGAGTCGTCATGGACACCGTTGCCAATCGCGCCGTATCGCCGCACGTCGCCGTAGGACCGCAGGACGTCGACAACGCCCGCTTCGCCGGGCAGCACCGGGTAGGGACGGCCACCAGCAAATATCTCAGCGAACGCAGCCGATAGCGTAGCGCTTTCAGGAAGCGTTGCAGGGAAACCAAAGTTCCTGCGCGCTTCCTCGAGCGCCCGCGTGTGGGCTATTGACTCAACAAATCGTGGATCTGGGGTTGTCCAGTCGTATTGCGTCAACTCTCGAGGTGGCGCCTCTTGATCTCGAGCACCGACAGCCCCTCTTCGAGCAGCCCCATGAACTGATGCCGAAGACTTTCCTGCGCATCGGACGATTCCCAGTCGGAAATCAGGGCTTCGAGCTCGGCTGGCAACTCAATGGCTGGCACGGGCTCAGCCTGCCGCGGCGGAATGGACACGCCAGGCTCGCGGGAAGCGGCAAACAGGCGATCGTTTGCCTGCACCAATTCAGAGCGGAGCCACGCAACATCAGCGTCAGCTTGTGCGCGCCCCGCTCGAACACCCACCGCCCAAGCGGCAGGCAAAACAACTCCGATTATACCTGCAAAAACAGCTACGATCGTAATTGGATCAATCACCTTGTACTAATAAGACGATTATCCTGCCAAAAAGTCACACTTTCGAGCCTTTCTGGCGTTCAGCGCCCTAAAAGGGGCTCCTTACGACCGGCAATTCGGAACCAGTCCTCCGTTTCAAGCATTCTGCCGCCTACTGATGCCTGTTCGACAACCACGCTCCCGATCCCACAGGCGACCAGTGGCCCCTCGGGGGTTATCTCGGCGATTGTGCCCGGCTCGCCCCACGACTCGCCCCGCGAGCTGGCCCGATACAAGGTTACAGTCTCGCCGCCGACGGTAAAATTGGCCGTGTAGCTCGGCGACGTCAGCGGTCGGTAGTCCGAGGCGCGGATAAAGTCCGACACTTCCCGGTTGCTTGCGGTCCACGGCACGCGGCAGTCCAGAGCATCTGTGTGACGGTAGTTGCGGCGCGCACGGGCATCTTGCCGGTGGCGTGGCAGGG